CGTCCGAGATGTACCGCATTCCGCTCGACCAGCTCAAGGAGTCATCCCTTGGCTCGCCGTCGGGAATCGTCTACGGCGGCTCGATGCCGCGCAGTCAGGTGCGGATTGTTCACGCATGGAAGCGTGGGCCACAGGGTCGGACCATCCTGATCTGCGGCAATCACGTCGTCGAGGGCAGCGACCGCGAGTGGAAGTATGACGGCTGGCCGCTGATTCTGCGCACATTCGATGAGGGTCAGATCGGAATGTGGGGCGTGGGCGCGGTGGCAAAGCTGGTCGATCTGCAGCTGGAGCTGAACGATTCCTATCAGCGCATCCGGGAGGGTCATCAGAAGACGGCGATGCAGGTGATCGGGATGCAGGAGAACGAGACGGCGCCGACCAAAATCACCAATTCCGACATTCAGATTGTTCGCTTCAAGAACACTCCGCCGACCTTTGCGCCCGTCACGGCTGTGTCCCCCGACTGGTATCAGTACGTCGAGCACCTCAAGGGCCTCGGCTACGAGACGCTTGGCGTGTCGCCGCAGATTGCCGCGGGCGTTAAGCCAGCCGGGCTCACGGCGGCCGTCGCCATCCAGGAATCGACCGAGCTGCAGCAGGACCGCTTAGCGCTGCTCTCGCAACTCTGGGAGGGAACTGTCGTCGAAACCACTGAGTGGTGGAATCGGCTAACGGGCGACCTCATTCGGGACGGCCGCGCCTCCGAGGTGAAGTACCGCGCCATTCGTCGCGGTTCCTACTCGGAAATCGCGTTCCCGATGGACGAGGGGAACAAGGATTATGACGAGGAAATCCGTGTGTACCCGTCGAGCATCTTCGGCGCCACGGTCGCCGGTCGTCTCGAGCGCGCGAACTTCCTGATCGACAAGGGTTGGCTCACGCGTGAAGACGCCATGCGCGCGGCCGATGTGCCCGACCTGTCGCCGATTATCGATCTGCAGCTCGCGCCGCAGTACGCGATGGAATCGATCGTTGACGACATCCTCGAGGAAGGGAAATACAACACGCCGCCGCCGTACCTGAACGCGGAGACGCTGTTCAACTACGCGCGGCAACGGTACTTGTTGGCCTGGTCGAGCAAGGCGAACTATCCAATCGGCCACATGGCGTTGCTCTCGAAGCTGATTGACGCCATCGACCCGACGAAGCTGGCACCCGGCGTAGCTCAGCAGATGCTTCCTGGCCCTCCTGCTCCGCCGCCTGGCGCCCCATTGCCGACCTCGCCCGTCCCGCAGGCCACGCCGATGCCCACCGGCGCGCCGCCTGTGCCGCCGCCTCAGGGTCCCGTTCAGTAAGACGCAACCCAACGACGAAAGAGAGAACACATGGCCAACCGAAGTTCCGAACCAGCTCCCGCGCCGCCGCCTGCCAAGGTCGAACCCGCGCCAGCGCCAGTCGCCGCGAAGCCTGCTCCTAAGCAGGGCATTCCCAACTTTGCCGAGGACAGCGCCGAAACCGAGCCCGTAGCTCTCGCCTGGAATGACTATGACGCCGAAGACGGCGGCGGTATGCCGACCGGCGATCAGCGCCCGGGCCTCGAGGGGACCAGCGTCGAAGGCGTCGGCCGTCCAGTCAAGGGCAAGAAGACCAACGTCAATGTCGCCGGCACCGATGCCGAGGGAGACCCTGACGTCCATCTCGACGCCAGCACGGCCGAAGGAGACGAAGCGACGGCGGCCACCGAAGGCACGGACACCGAAGAAGAGGCGCCCAAGCTCACCGGCAGTGAACGCCGCCGCGCGGCGCTTGCGGCTCTCGAGCGTGAGCAGCAGACGCGCGCCATCGAAACGAACCTGATCGCAGAGCGCTCTCGGCGCGAGGAGCTCGAAGGCAAGCTCAAGAACGCTAGCCTAGGTGAGCTCCTGGCCATGCGCGGGATGCGCCGCGACGATGCGCTGGAGTCACTCATCGCCGGCAAGGAGGGCAAGCCGCCCGAGGAGCTGACGCCCGAGCAGAAGAGAGAGGCACAGCGCGATGCAGATATCGAGGCCCTGAAAAAGGACCGAGACACCCGGGATAAGGAAATCAGCCGTCTGCAGCGCCAGGAGAACATGGGCCGCGTCGTCACGGCCACGCAGGCGATCGACTCGGTGCCGGTCGTCCATGCGGCCATGAAAAGCGGCGTCATCGTCGATCATGACGAAAAGACCGGCGCTCCGCTGACCGCGGCCGAATGGATCGGCGGCCTGGCCGAAGCCGAATGGACCAAAGCCGGCTCGCCGGCTGGCAAGCAGAAGGCATATCTAAAGGCGGCGGCCGAAGTGCTCGAAGACAAGCTGATCGCTGACCACTCGGCAATCACGGAGGCCATCGCGGCCAAGAACGGCGGAACGACCCGGCGCGAACCGCCCGCGCCGCCCCGTCCGCCGTCCCTGCGCCGCCCCGCCGCGCGCCCCGATGCGCGGCCGAAGCCGTTGCCGCGTGACCGCGATGCGCTCGACATTGAGCTCAAGAGGCGATTCAACCTGAGGTAACGCAATGCCGCTGAATCCGGGTAAGTCAAAGGCCGCGTTTTCGCAGAACGTTGCCACCGAACGCAATGCAGGCCGTCCAATCAAGCAGGCCGTAGCAATTGCTTATTCGGAGCAACGGCGCGGAAAGAAGAAGCAATCATTCCATGATGGCCTGAAATAGGTTTGCCAATCGGCCTAGTAAGTGCATTCTAGATTGGTCCTGTAGTAGCGCACACGACGAAACCGAAGACGAAACTCTGAGAGCGCGAAAGCAGGTGGCTCGTCCACCCCTTTCCCAACGGAGTCTCGTCATGTCCCATGTTCTCGGTTTCATTCTGCTGCTGCTCATCGCGGGCGCGGCGCTCGATTCGCTCGCCGGGGCGTTCGGATTCGGCACGCTCGCCACCGTCGGAGGTTCGTTCAACAACCTCGTCGGCGCTCTCAAGATTCGTTACGACAACAACTTTCTCGGCGCGGTCGGCTGGTCCAAGGGCCCGCTTGGCGCGATGATCAAGAAAGTCGCCTGGACGGGCAAGAACGTTGCCTATCCAATGCGCATCGGCAACTCGCCGGCCCGGTCTGCGACGTTCAGCGTCGTCAAGGCCAAGTCGGAGGACGCGACGTTTGGGTTTACCAGCGTTGCGCAGCCGACGTTGACGTGGTTCCGCGACTACGGCCGCGCGACCATTGACGGCCTGTTGCTGGCGACCGCTGGCGACAAGCTCGGCACGTTCTACGACGACATGGTTCTACAGGTCGACGGAATCATGGACGCGACGATGCACTCCTTCTGCACGAAGGTGTATCGGGCGGGCTTCGGCAAGATCGGCGTCGTCGATGCGTCAACCAACGTCGCGACCGCGAACCTCGTCATTCAGGACCTCGAGGATATGTACCTGTTCGAAAAGAACATGGACATTCAGTTTGCGCTCACCGAGTCGTCGGGCGCGCTGAAGGGTGCCGGCGGGTTTCTCACCGTCACGGGCATTAACTATTCGACGAAGACCCTCGCCCTGAACGCGAATATCAACTCCCTCGGTGGCGTTGCGGTCGCGGTCCTCGATTCGGTGTTCGCTCGTGGCGACCGACAGGACAACGCGAGCCCGGTGCGCACTTGCGTCGCGGGCATGGATGCGTGGCTCCCGACGGCTCAGCCCGGCGGCGGCGATTCGTTCTTTAGCATGCCGGACCGCTCGACCGATTCGCGCCTCGTTGGAACTATCCTCGACGCTTCGGCCCTGTCGGAGGAAGAGGCCCTGATCAAGCTGGCGGCCGAGTGCGCTCGCGTCGGTGGCAAGCCGAAGATGGGATACATCAACCCGACCCGTTACGCGAACTTGCTGCTCCAGGGGCAAGCGAAGTACCGGCCGGCGACGGTGACTGGGCCCGCGGGCATCGGCTTCGACGGCGTGCAGGTCAAGACGCAGTTCGGGGACATCACGATTTTCCCTGACCTGTACTGTCAGAAGAACCGTCTCTTCCTGCTCGAAATGCCGAGCTGGAAGGCGTACGGAGCGGGGTCCTCGAAAATCCCCGACATCCTCCGCCAGGACGGAAACAAAATCCTGCGCATGACCGACGAGGACGCGATCGAATGCCGCGCCGGTTACTACGCAACGGTCGGGTGCAACGCTCCCTGCCACAACGGCGTCGCTTTCTGGACCTAAGCCATGGCGTTCCAATTCGGCAATCGTCAGGCGGCCCTTCCCGAGTTGGGATGGTCCAAGCGTAAGGGGGTCATTCGCTTCGGAACGCTCGTGACCATCACGGCGGCCGGAGCGATCTCAAGCCAGGATAAGAGCGAATTCACGGGCATGGACCAGGCCGTGAAGACGGCGGCGACAACCGGACGGTACACGTTCCGGTTGCCGTCGCTGTTTCGCAACCTGCGAGGCGCGGACGTGACCATTCTTGGCCCCGACACCGCGAACTATGGCGCCAACACCACGGGCCTTCAGTGGTTCTGGCGTCGCAACGACATCGATTCCGCGAACGTCAACGGCACTTCGAACAAGGACGGGACGATCGAACTTCAGTTCATCCAGACGTCCTATGCCGATGCCGAGGTCCCGAGCGGTGTCTCATTCCTCGTCGAAATCGACGCTGAGACGGGGGTGTAATCGTGGGCTACGGCGGGATGTCCAGCGCCGTTGCGCTCAAGATGAGCGGCAGCGGCGGTGGCAAGAAAAAGCCGGGGTTCATGGACGCGGCTGATCCGGTCAACCCCGACACCGAGGATGAGACCGGCTCAGCCGACATGGCCACCGGTGACAGCGGCAAATCCGAGCCAAACGACAGCGGCGACTCCGAGGGACCATCGGACATCGGCGACGAAGGGGAAGGGCCGGAGATGGGCAGCTACGACGCGGTGGAAGATGACGCCGCGTCGGAGTTGGCCGGCATCGTCGGCGTGCCGGACGACAAGCGGGAGGCGTTCAAGTCGGCGCTTTCCGATTACGTCGCTGCCTGCGTGAAGAAGCAGAGCAAGGGGAAGTAAATGGCGGCCACGTTGGCCCAGCTGCGCGCTCGTGCCCGCGTTCTGGCGGACATGACGAACACTCAGTTCCTGACCGATGCCGAGTTCAACGACTTGGTGAACGATGGAATTGACGCACTCTGGGCCGACGTGACGTCAGTCAACAAGGATTTTCGCAACAAGGTTTTCCCGTTCAACATCACTTCGACGGCTACGAACTTCATCGTCCTTTCGTCCGTTGTCACCGACTTTCGTGAAGTCCGCTATGTGCGTCGCGACCCGGGGACTACGAATCAGAAAATCCTGAATAAGCTCGGCATGCGCTCCGGCTCGATGCAGGCCGAGCAATCGTACCGCCTACAGGACGCCAATCTTTACATAGAGCCGTTTCTGAACAGTGTAGCGGCCTATGACCTGATCTATATCCCTCAATCGCTGCGGCTTGCCGCCGACGGTTCGGTCCTGGACCTGGAGCTCGATCAGTTCGCGGAATACGTGATTCTCCATGCCACGATCAAGGCCCTCGGCAAGGAAGAGAGCGATGCGCAGGCTGCGACCTTCCTGGCTCTCTTCGACCCGAACGGCGACGGCAAAAAGGGCGAACGCGGCAAGGTCATGCGATGGGCCTCTGACCAGCGCAGCGCCGACCCTGACCAGGTCGAAGACGTCCGCGGCTCGCGGCGCTCACGAACCAACTGGCCGGCGTTCTGATGGCGCAGCTCCAAAAGCCAAATAGGGGCGCGACCGGCGACCCGGATTCCTTACTGGGTCTTCTCGCCAATTTCTATGACAATATTCGGTCGCTCCTTGGAATGCGCACTCCCGATACCGTTCCTGCGCTCAAGGCGATCACAGTCCAGGACCACCGCTCCCTGCGCAACCAGGTCGGCGACTACGCGGGCCAACTCGGACCGCGCGCGTGCATCGTCGCGGGCCGCACGGGGCCCCTTGACGGCGGAGAAGGCGTCTACGTCTGGGATGCGACGTCAACGCTCGCCGACGATGACGCGGCGACGATTCAGCCGCTTTCGCTTGGCGGGAAGCCGGGGCGCTGGCGCAAGGGGTCGTTCTAGTGGGCGTCGAATGGTCTCCCATCTCGTGGCCGTTGACCGGCGGCATCGAGACGAAGAAATCCCCGCTCGCGGTCGCGCCGGGTTCATTCATCAAGCTGGAGAACGTTCGCCAGGAGCGCGACAACGAATGGCGCGCGCGCAACGGCAACACCCACAACGCGATCGATGACCTCCCTTCGTTCCCGGTGCGTGAAATCGGCCTACCGAACGGCGGCCGAATCGCGATGACCAATGAAGTCGGAGTGTTGCCGGCCGCGCTGCTCTATCAGTCAGGGGCCACCTCGAGCCGCTGGCAACGCATGGACGCGACGTCATGCGGCCAGACAACGCCGATGGTCTGGTCGCGCTCGCCGGTGGCTGCCGTTGATGCGCCCGTGCAGGTGGACTACTGCGAAGGGTCGGTGTACTCCCTGACCGCATGGGCGGGGACCGTGGGCGCTAGCCTCGGTCTGTTCTACCGGATTCAGAACAAGGCCGACGGGACGACGTTCCCGAATTCGGCCACGTTCCCGACTGGCTTGGTATCGGCGACGGGCATCCGTCCGCGCTGCATCACTGCCGGGAATCGCCTGTGGTTGATCTACGTCGAGACGTCAACGAACGTCGTCAACGTCCACGGCTGGGACGGCACCACGGGTGCTCTCGTGGTTCACAGCGCGACACAGCCCGGGACGGTCAATGCGATCCATTTCATGGACGCCTATTACTACGGCGGCGCGACTGTCACTGTCGTCTATAGGTCGAACGTTCCCGATTGCAAGTTCATCGAGTTCGATGCGACGTCTGGCGCCAATACCGTGTTCACGGCCCCGGCCGGCTTCAATCCTGATGTGGCGCTGTCCCTGATGCCCGACCCGACCAATAGCGGCGTCCGGTTCATCGCATTTTCAAGCACGCTCCCGCAAACCACTGTCGTCCGGGTGAGTTCGGCGGGGGCCTTCCTAACCGCAGAGATGGCCGACCCGGTTTCGTCGAATCAGGTCACGGGCTGCGCCTACTCCAGTAC